GATGTCAAAGCACTGGAACTTTGAGGCATCCATAGGCCTGGGATACGACTACATATAATCCGCAAATCCAATTTTTCGCCAAATCCGAAACGAAGCGTCCGAAAATTGAACTTTCACATAAAACGAAGCGTTCTGAAAACCGTAAGCGCACAACACAAAAAATGCAACCAGAAAAGGTTGCATTTTTTGTATCTACAAATCGATTAAAACAGGCATTAAAATGGCATTCAAATATCAGTTGAAAGCCTTTGCTATCTCAACAAAAATGCGTATCTTTGTTTAGTGCTAAGCCACCCTATTACAGGGAGTTTCATCCTGCTTTTTATACAGCATTATGTCTGTGTACTTGGCAGAATAGTTCATGTGCGCATTGAACTCTGACTTCACGCAGCCCTCGAACGGATCACCCAATGTCCTGTTTTTGCCCATCCATTGACACAGCTCTACGATGGAAGACTTGTTTGACGTGAAGTAAACGAACGAATGGCCGTTCAGGACTGTCAACACATCCAGATAGTCCGAAAGCCGCCAATACATCTTATAGGTTCCAACCTCTGTCGACAGATAAGGCGGATCGACCAGGAACACGACATCAGGCACATCCTTGTACTGCTCATATAGTTCCTTGTAGTCACAGGATGTAACAGTCAATCCGTCCAGGTAATCGGAACAAGGCTGGTAATCCGTTGTACGGATATTATTATAAAGCGTTTCTTTCTTCATTCCTTCCACACTCAGCTGATACTTCATGGAAAACATCAGCGAGGATGAGATAGTGATGAAGTCCACATAGCCATGCTCCTGCTCCTCGCGTATGATACGTTCAAACACACGCTCTCTTGCATATCCTGTTATCGGCTTATGGCGTGGAATGTTCTTGGCAATGGTACGCAAATCGGATAAAAGGACGTTAGTTTGCGGAATGGCCCGTAAACGCCGGCAATAGCCGTCATAATCGTTGTAAATGACCGTAGCGTCCGGCCTTTGATGTTTGGCGATATGCGACAATAGTCCACTTCCACCGAACAAATCCACAAACACGGTTTTGTCCTTGAACTGTTCCAACACTCTTATAAACTCCCTGGCAAACATGCGCTTTTGCCCCATGAAAGGCAATGGGGCCGATAAATACAACTTCTTCATACGTTCAATTCGAATTTTATGTTTTCCACCCCGGCCAGCAAATCCTTTGTCCGGGATATGTTGTTCTCGTAGATATGCACGTTCCCAAGGTCGAGCGTTATAGACTTCAAAGGCAGGTCTATCTGCCTCGACATCAAATAAAGGTGGTAAATGTCCGACGGCAGCCCGAGGTTCGCATCGCTGCTTCTCTGGTAGGCCGACACCACCAGTTCACCTTCGTCTATCTGAAACTGTACAAGGCTAAGGCATGGTGCCTGGTTGGTTTCCACTCCTGTTGCACCGAGGAACAGGACATAGTTCTTGCTGTTGCGCTTTTCCGCATTGATTTGGGCGATGAGCGGCGGCAGCTTCTCAAAATAGGTCGGGTAACTGTTGACAAGCGTATGGCCGCAATAATCCCACCATGTTATGCCCGCTTCCCGGTACCTTTCTACGTCACGTTTCCCCTGCATGAACAGGCCGAGTTCTGTCTTCAGCTTCTTGCGTGCAATGCCATGACTCTCGAAGATATCGAGCAGGTCGGCCGGCATAAGAGTCATCCTTTCGTTCAGTAGGTACCTGATGCTACCCTTTTTGTTTGTCTGGACTTTACCTTCTTTGAGTATCTTGCCCAGCATTTGGTAATACTTGTTCATGTGCCATCATTTTAAGTTTGCACAAAGGTAGCCACACCGGACAGAACAAAAGAAGGATGGGGATAAATCACACTGCACCAAACGTACAGCGTTTTCCGAAACGCTTAATCACGTCATAGACTTTGCGCTCGCATACTGAATACTTGTTGGCCAGGTACAGCACGGCATAAGTTGTTTTCTCACCCCTGTTCTTCATCGCCTCAAACTCCGAGTAAAGGTCTATATAGCGAACATCATCCTGCTTTATTCCCAGCTTTATGAGCATCTCCAACGGTTCTCTGTTAAATTTAAGTGCTTCAAATAGTGTCATGTCCAATCATTTTATTACTTTTGCAATGCCAATCACTTATTACAACGAAAAAAGCGAACTCGCGACGAGGGTACATGCCCCCGGTCGTGCGAGTTCGCTTGCGTTGTTTATTAAGTGATTGGCGTTACTTATATCAACAGGCCGGGGGCTTTTTATATCCCTCCCCCGTGGGGATTCATCCGGAACTACCCGGCTTCATACAAAGCCAAGTCCAGCGCATCCTTCTTCCTCCATCCTTCCGACAGGGCATCCTGTATGTGCTTCATTGCCTTCACGTAGAAGTCCTGAAGGTCTGCCACCGTGTCGAACGTCCGGTAATACGGCTCGTCGTCCGTGCCCAGCTTAAAGGTCACGGGAAGATTCTGCCCGTCCGTCTGCACGGCAAGGTCGTAGGCCGCCTTGTAGTTGAACTGGTTCTCGCTTGACAGCCACACGGGTTGTCCGTCGTACTCGAAGCCTGACAGGATGCGGGCATCCGTGTTCGCGTTGTACCACTGCGACACCAGCAACCGTATTTCCTCCGCGTCCGGCCTGTGGCCAAGCTCCTCCTCCATGTAGGAAGCCGAGCCGTCCTCATTCGTTTCCACGTCCCAGCGGACGCGCCATTTGCCTTTCACCGGGTTCGTGCATTCCAGCAACGCCACACCGGCACTTCCTTCCACTCGTTTCATTGCCTAACTGAATACATACTTTGTCCGACCTTTCCCGAAAGTTTCCGTCCGGATGATGGTCTCGAACGGGAACCCGTCGGGGATTTCCCTTACCTGCGCGAGGATGTTCTTCATCTCCTCGCTGTTGGTGAAGAACTTCCGCGCCTCGCCGTTCACCTCGATGGCCACGATGCAGCGGTCTTCGCCCTGTTCCGTCTTGATGCCCGTCTCGAAGTCCTTGACCACGATGGGCAGGTTCACCAGCTCCCGGATGCTCACTACCGTCCCGGGAAATCGCTTCTTGCCGTCTTCGGGCTTGTAAGCGACGTTCAAATCCTTGAATGATCTCATGTCTTTGCCTGTTAATTTATTGAACAACTTGTGGCAGTCCGCGTGCTTGGCCATGCCGTAGAAGCTGGCCACCAGCTCGCGACGCCTCCTTCTCGATTTTACCTCGTGCATTTTTCGGGCAAACTTCTGCTTGATGCGCTTACGCAGCCGGATGTAGTCCGGGCGTATCACATACCCTAAGAAGTCTATGCCCTCGCCCACGGGGAACACCCGCTCATTGGGCTTTACGGAAAGCCCGACGGATTCCACTTGCCCGTGGACGGCATCACGAATCTCCCACAATTCCGCTTTCGTTTCACCGAGCACGACGCCGTCATCACAATAACGGTAGAAATGGCGGACGCCGTACCTGTCCTTCAGATAATGGTCCAAATACACAGACAAAAGCAGGTTGCCCAGCCCTTGCGAACTCCTGAGCCCGATGCTGATGCCATGCGGCATGAGCCGGGTGAAGCCGTCGAGCATGGCGATGAGCTTCCCGTCCTTGAAGACGCGACGCACGCAGTACATGACAAAGTCCTGTCCGACGCTCTCGTAGAACTTGGAGATGTCGAACTTGTAGCAGTATCGCGTCCCTTCCGGGTCGTCATCCATGTCGCGGCGGATGTACGCCAACAGGTCGTGCATCCCGCGCCCCTTGATGCTGGCCGAGGTGGTGCGGATGAAGCGTTTCTTCAGGTGCCTGTCCACCACGGCCATGACGGCATGGACGGCTATCCTGTCCTTCATCGTCAGGATCTGGATGCGGCGTTCCTTGCCGCCCTCGCGGATGACACGCTCCCGGTAGTCCTTGACGGTGAACGTCCCGGAGGATATGCGTTCCGTCAGTTCCCTGATCACCTCGTCCCTGTGCGCAAGCAGGTAACGCCCCTGGCGGCTCCTCTTGCGTTTGGAACCGCGAAGCACCCTGTCGAACGAGTCCGACATGTTGGAGTATTCCGTTATCTCCTCCACGATATGGCCTTCCCTGCGCATAAGCATCTGTCTTTTTGTCCTACAATACGGAAGATATGGGCCTTCCTTTCCCCGGGCCTGACTTCTTCGAGCCGTTTCCGGCCTACCAAACTCCACCCGACACGTGGTTTTTCAGCTTTCCGGCTTACAGGTTCATACAAACCATGCGCTGTTGCTGGGGCTTGCCTCCCTCGGCACCGCATTGGGGACACGTCCCCGGCGCTGTACGCCGATTCATTGATTTCCAGGCGCGAGCCGACATTCGTGTTCGTGTTCGACGCATCGTTATTCGCATTCGCATTCGACACACCGCCATTCGCGTTCGCATTGTTGTACCCGCGATAGACCACACGGCCTATGGGGAGACGCCACCTTAAAAATTGTTACAAAGGTACGCATTATTCCGCCAAAACAAGCGAAAACCGCCTTGCACAACTGAAATGGCGGAAAAGCGGAGGTGCGAAAAAATTTTCGACCGGCTTCGCCGGTGGTCTTTCGCTACGCTCACGCTTTGACGCTTTGGCGCGATGCGCCTCCGTACACGCTTACGCAACCTCGGTGGCCGACTTGTACGCTGCCACGCTCTGCGCCCGGACGATTTTGCCGCGGAAGGCCAGGCGCGAGCCGACATTCGTGTGCGTGCTCGACGCATCGTTAAGCGCATACGCATACGACACACCGCCATTCGCGCTCGCTGAGCGTGAACGACGCATCGTAAAACGCATACGCATACGACACACCGCCATTCGCGTTCGCATTGTTGTACCCGCGATAGACCACACGGCCGGCTGCGGTGCTTATCCAGTACTTGTCGCAATAATGTGTCGAGGACGAGCCGTTCACACTGCCGACCGGAACCACGGCCATGTACTTGCCGTGCGCAACGGCGGTTATCCACCAGTCACTGCTGGTCATGCCCTTGACCAGCACCTGCGTGCCGTCGGGCAGCCAGATGCGCCACTTGCCGCTGTTCCCGCTGTCGTTGGGGAGGTCTACCCAATCCATCATGTCATATTTGTTGCCGAAGATGTCCTCGTAGCCCAGGCAGCTGGTGTTGTTCACCTGCGTCACGGAGGCTTCGCCGTAGTCGTCCTCGCCCTTGTACCAGGCGTACTGGTGGACAAGGTTGTCTATCATCGAGTTCGTCACGTTCGGGTTTATCTTCGACGCTTCCTCGTAGCCGATGGTGTCCGTCATGCCGTGTCCGGCCGTACCGCCCGTCACGCGGCTGTTCGTGTGCTGGCCCGCGCCGCACTGCTCCTGGCTGTCCCGGCGACCGTACTTGGCGTAGAACAGGTTGGCGATGCGGAAGTGCATCAGCGCGTCGATCTGCTGCATGCCGCGCTGCTGGCTGTAATAGTGGAAGTCCGTCCAGGACAGGCTCGCGGCCGTGCTGCCGCCGGTGATGCAGGCGCGCAGCTTCGAGCCCACGATGCTGCTGCCCACCACCGCACACAGGTGCTCGTCGTTGGCCACCCAATCGGGTTCCATGTCCTCTATCTTGTCGCTGTTTGACAGCACCACCTTGTCGAACTCGGCCGTGTTCAGGATGGAGAAGTACAGGAACGCGGCACCCTCCGGCACGTCCTTTATCAGGTACATCCCGGCCTCGAAGCGGCTGCTCAGCGTCGGCACGATGATTTCCTCCAGGATGCCGCCGTCAGCGTCCGTGAACAGGGAGCCCACCAGGTTGCTGCCCGGCACGCCGGGAAACCTGACGCGCTTGTAGCCGGACACCTCCACCTTGCACACCGAGTAGGTGCTGTCGGTGCTGTAGGCGTTCTCCAGGCTGCCTTTGCCGGTCATCAGCTTACGACCGGACTGGAAGCCGCCGCTGCCCTTGATGTCCTCCAGGGTGAACACGGTGGCCGCCGGCACGTCGGGCATGTCACCGGGTCCGTTGGAGCTGTAGCAGCTGTAGTGCTTGCCGCCGAAGTAGTCGTTTATCCCCTTGCTCCAGAAGAAGGGCTCGTACATCATCCAGTCGCCTTCCGTGCCGTCCAGCTTCGCGGCCGTTCCGTCGGCGTACTTGTTGCTGTCAGCATCGTCCAGCGGATAGTAGGTCATCTCGCCGTCGAAGTTGTTGGCCGTGGTCTCCACGTTGGCGATGTTGATTGTGCGCGTGGTGGGCTTCTTCGTCACCTTGGCCAGTGCGCGGTGCCGTTTCGACAGGATGGCCGTGATATGGCCGCTGGGCGCGTAGGCGTTGCCGTACTTGTACCCGGTCTCGTTGTCGGGGTTGCTCACGTTCGCGTCGTCGCCCACCGTGTCGTCGAACTCGATCATCGTGTACTGCGGCTGCCGGATGTTCAGCTCGTCAAACCGCTCCACGTATTTCTGGTATTCGGACTCGTCCAGGTACTTCGTCAGCCGGTACGTGCCGACGAGCTTGCACCGCGTGTTCGTGGTGTTTCCGGTTGCGTCGAAGCCGCCAAGCCCTGCCTCGTACCACTCCTTCAGGTCGCTGCCGTCGCCCTCAAGCTCCAGGCCGGTGATGCGGACATATTTCAGCTTGCCTTTCAGCGCGAACAGTTCCTTGAACACCGCCAGCCCGTCGATGAGGGCGCAGTTCTCTATCCAGATGCCGGTAAGGTTACGCTTGTTGTCAAAAGTTATCGCACTCCACTTGATATACTGCATGGAGCGCAGCGTAAGCGTCTGGAAGTTGGCCGGAAGGTGCAGCCTGTTTACCGCCGCACCCTCGGCGAAGGTGATGGTGCCCAGTGCCGTGCAGCCCGCCGCGTTCACCTCCTCCAGCCTGTTGCAGCCGGAAAGGTCAAGCCCCGGCAGGTTCGTGTAGTTCACCACGTCCAGCTTCCTGAGCATGGGCAGCTTCGTGCCCAGCACGAGTTCGGTCAGGGCGTATGTGTTGCCGCTGTTGCCCAGCACCAGTTCTTCCAGCACCGGAAGGTTCGGAAGGCTCATGTCCGTGAAGCCGCCCCAGTCCGAAAGGTCGAGCTTCTTCATCCACTCGCCGCCGTACAGGTGGAAGATGGTGCCGATGTTCGCCGTCTGCCCGTAGGTGTAGCTCCACTCATTGTCCTTTGTCACCGCGTCGTGCGTCATCGTGTCGCCCTCGCGCCGGAACTCGAAGTAGAAGTCACGCGCCGGGGTGGCCCTCACTGTCGCTCCGGCCGCGCTGTTGCCCTTGAACGATATGTCCGTGGCGGTGTACTGCCCGGTGCTGTAACGCGCGTCGAACAGGCCCATGCGGTTCGTGACCCACCAGTGCCTGTGTGCCTTGCGGTTGCCCTGCATGGCTTCCAGGTACGAGTACTTCACGTTCGTCACGCTCCCGTCGTTGTTCACCTCCACGCCCTGCGTCTTGGGCCTCACGTACTTGTTCTGCGCGTCCAGGTTGTAGATGCGCTCGCAGAACTTCGCGCTCTGCTCCGTGTCGAACATGTTGAAGATGGTCGAGTTCGACATCCTTTCCCGGATGCGCACGTAGGCCGCCGCCAGCTCGTCGGGGAACTGCTCCCTCAGGTTCTTCCAAAGCACGCTGTCGTGCCCGGCGTAGGCATAGACGGTCTTGTCCTCCGTCGACAGTTCCGGGTCGGTGGTGTTCTCGTCCACGTCCCACGGGTACTTCAGGCGGCCGTCGTTGCGGACGCCCAATATGGTGTCGCAGTCGTAGAATATCATGTAGGCCAGCGTCTTGTCCTTGTCCGGGTCGTACCAGAAGGCCATCATCATGTTCTTCACGCGCTGGTCGACGCATCCCATAATGTCCGTGAACATGTAGTAGTCGCACAGGTAGGCCACGTCGAAGTAGTCGGCCAGCTCGGCCTTGAACTTCGCCCCGTCGTCTTTCGTGGACTTCACCCATGACACCACCCTTTGCAGGTTGGCCGGTATTTTCGTGCCGGCCTCGTATTGGGCGTTCAGGTCGTCGTCGTCCGGGAACCGCGCCTCGAACACTTTCAGCCAGTTCGGGGTGCCGTCCTCCCCTTTCGTCGTGAAGTCATCGTCAAGGAACATGCCCATCGGATAGTCGTTGTTCAGGAATTCCCAGCATTCCGTCGGGTTCTGTCCGCCGAACTTCTCAGTCACCCATTCCTGGTCGTGGTAGCCCGGTATGTCCAGGAAACCGAACACGGCCTCCGTGCTCTTGTCGTTGTTGAAGTTGAACTTCCCAAGGAACTGCGGCGTCTCGTCAATGCTGCCACGGTAAAACAGATAGCACGGCTCGCCGTCTATCGTTGTACGCACGTCATACTGGTAACTGTCGTCACAGTGCTTCTGCGCCGGGGTGAGTTCCCCTGCCTGTGTCAATATGTTCTGCACCAGCTTTGCCATACCCGTGTTGTGCGAGCTGGAACTTTCTGCGAAATCGGCCTTCAGGCAGAAGCAGTCCACCGGCGCGGCCTGTTTCTGGTTGCCGCTTGCCGGGCGGAAAGAGTATTTCGCCTCTTCCTGGAGCTCACCGCCCACACCCTGCTCGTCACAGCCGAGGTACAGGTCGCCGGCCACCTTCGAGGCGTTCTTGAAGTAGATGCGGTAGTTCTTTATCGGATAGGCAAGCGAGCTTGTGCCCTGTAGGCGGATGCAGCCGCCCACACAGCGGAAGTTCAACGCCTGTCTGCCCTTCACCACGCACAGCATCTCGTCCACGTCGTACTTCGGGTTCTTGTCGTTGTTCACCGCCGCCTGCAGCACTGTGGCCACGCCGTTGTCCTGCCGTCCGGTGATGATGATGTACCTCATGCCGTCCGGCACGCCGTCGACCGTTACGTTGCCGCTATCGTCGATCACGTCGTTGCTGTCGTAAAGGGCCATCATGCCGTCCGAGCTGTCCTGGTCTATCATGTAGGTCTCAAGCACCTGCGAGTCGCTCAGGTACGTGTCGTAGGCACGCATGAGGTACACGTCGGTGGTCGCGCCGTCCGCGCCAAGCCCGATGTACGAAGGCGTGGCCTGGTACACGCTGTCGCTCGTCGCCCTCTGCACGCTTCCGGACATGATGCCGTTGATGTACAGGTACACCATCTCCGTGTTCAGCTTCTCGTAGTCGGACGAGCCGTCCGTGCTCTTGGGGAAGCTCACGAAGGCCACCTCGTACACTTCCCCGGCCGCCATCTTCATTGACAGCTCGCTCTTGCCCCTCGTCACCATGCGCGCTTCCTGCGTGGTGATCACGAAGCCGGTGCCGTCGGCGTCCACACAACGGATGACCTCCGCGTCCTCATCAACGACCTCGCTTACTTTGTACTTCACAATGAAAGCCATCGCGTTGGTGACATTTTGCTCCGGCTGTTCCAGGGGGCGGTGCTGCACGGTGGCCCGCGCCGTGTCCGTCAGGCGCAGGGCGGTGCCAGTCCAGCCGTCGCCGCCCCACTTGAAGCCTTCGAACACTGTCCGGATGCCATTATAAGTCCATTCCTCGCGGTTCACGTCACTGTTGCTGCGGCCCTGCGCCGAAAGTTTCAGCGTCAAGCCGTCCGTCGGCTCGCTGAGGTTCAGGTCGCTCTTCTCCGCGATAAGCCGGAAGTTGTATGTCGTGTCACCCACCACAATCCGGCACTGCTCCTCGCCGTAGTTCGAGGCGCGCAGCGTCAGGCTCTGCGCCGTGAACGGCACGGAGGCGGAAGATGCCAGCGTGCTCCCTACATATACGTCCGCTCGTGTCGGGGTTTCCTTGGGGTTGTATGCAGCATATTGCAGCGTGTAGCTGTCGTACTGCCTTGTCGGGATGTAGGGGGTGACACCTTTTTCTATGACGGTGCCGTCCGCATAGTCGAACCTTGCGGACACCACCGGGGTGTTGTTCCCGGCTTCCCTGACGCCCACGGCGAAGAGGATGCTGTTCGACTTGATGGTGCTGCCGTCCGACAGTTCCAGCTCCACCACGAGCTGCACCGTGTGGGTGCCATGCGCCAGGTTGGTCGTCGCTATGCTGAAAGACCCGTTGGCCGTCGAGCTGGTGATGCTTCTGTCCTCGGTGTCCGTGCCGTCCACATAGCAGCGCAGGGTCTTCGTGCCGGCACCGCTCAGGGCGTAGGGTATGCTGAGGGTCTGGCCGCGTGTTATGGCCGTGGCGATGTTGAAAGAGCTGCTCAGCGTGAGCTGCACCACGTTGATGCTCCACGTCACCTGGGCCACCTGCATCTCCGCGCCTTCGCCGACCTCCACACGCACCCTCACGGTATTGGTGCCCACGCCCATATACTTCGTCACGTCCACCGTGTTCGTGCTGCCTGCGGCTATGGTCTGCGTCAGCGTGCTGGTGTTCGCACCCTGAGTGACGGTCACGGTCACACGGCCAGGGTTGCCTGTGCTCTCGCCCGTCGTGGTGTCCGTCTGGTCGTAGGTGTAGGTCAGTTTCACCTCGTCGCCGGCCTTGACGGTCTTGTTCGGGGTGACGCGCGTCAGCACGACCTTTGTCGTGGCCACCGTGCCGCCACCGCCGCCGGTGAACATGTCGCTCGTGCTGATGACCTCCCCGGCCTCGTTCAGCAGGGAGAGAGAATAGGCCTTGTCCGTGCCCTCGCCGATTTCATTGAGCTGCAGGGCGGTGCCGTAGGTGGATGCCTTTTCGTTTATCTTGGCCGCCACGCCCTTGCCGCTGACCGGGTTCGTCGAGTTCTCGTTCACTGACTGGTCGACCTCCACCACCGGGATATCCAGGTTCACCGTCCCCTGTCCGTCGGGACTGAGTTCTTCGGCGGACGTGCCTTTCGTCACCTTGATTTTCTTGATCGCGTCGCCGCCTCCGTAACGGTTCCATGCCGAAGCCGTCAGGAAGGACGAGATGTCCGTACCCTCGAAACGGTAGTCGAGCCACTTGCCGGCGGATGCCTCGAAAGTGATCACTATGCCGGGCTTGTCCTCGTCGGCGATGTCGGCATCTGCCAACGCGGCCACGGCGGTTTCCTTCGTGTAGTAGCCGGAGCCAAGCGGATGGAGCTGCGTCACATTATAAAAGCCGTTGCCGCTTCCTCCGCCGCCCGCCTTCACCAGGTCGCCATCCTCGTCACTCCACGCATACAGCGTGTCGCCACAGATATAGACCTTGTCCTTCAGGATGGCAGACCGCGTATCGTCAAGATACATGTCCGCTCCCGGCAGGCCGTTGTTGCCTCCTGCCCAATTGTTGCAGTATTTGCCGTCCGTATATACGCCAGCAAACACCTTCAGGCTTTTTATATAGACGACCTCCGTCACGTTTGCGCTGGATACGGTATCAACCGCCCCGCTTTCCACGATGCGGCTGAACCGGGCGGTCGCCCCCTTCAGGGCAGCCTTGGCCGTCGATTCATATTGGGTGGCGGCCTGCTGGGCCTTGCCGGCTGCCTCGTTGGCGGTGGCGGCTGCGGAATTGGCCGCGTTCTTGGCTTCCGTGGCCGTACTGGCCGCTGCATTGGCTGTCTGGGCGGCCGTATTGGCGGCCTGCGCGGCGGAATTGGCCGCAGCGGCCGCATCCGTGGCGGGTTTCTGTAGCAGCGTCATCGGTACGTTTACCAGTTCGTTCCCTTTCACGCCCGGCAGGGAATTCACCCCGTTCAGCGAGGATACCGTTTCCAGTTCCTGCACGCCCTGGCTCTCCGCCTTGATGGCGTTGAGCACCTGTTGTATGTCTTCCTGTGAGATTGCCATATCATTGCATTTTATACTGGTTGAACTTCTTTCTTGTCTTCAGATAATCCGCATTGGACTGGTGGGCGTAGGCCTCCCGTTCGAAGCTGGTTGACCGGTAGGCCGCCTTCGTATCACGCAGCCGCACTAAATGCCACAGCCATTCCAGCACGTACAGCAGATAGAACGGCACATAAAGCAGCTCCTTCATCTGCGCCGTGTGGATGGCCTCGTGGTTGTAGTCCTCCGCTCTCATCGTGCAACCCTCGCGCACGAACAGCACGCCGAAAGGTTCACGCATTTGTAGCCCTTAAAGGGTATTACCTTGTTATATATCGCTTTCATGGCCGACTCCTTTCTCCAGTTGTGCGCGCAGCCCGTCGATGAAGGCCGGCGTGCAATACTCGTTTGCGATTCTTGTTATCAGTGACACTTCGGAACGGTCGTATTCCTCCGCGCCAGCGCTCCTGTATATCTTCATCGCCAGCGCATGGGCGCGGATGCCGTTCACGTTCAGATAAATCAGGTCTGCAAGGCTTTCCCTCGCATCGCCTGTACGGCTGCTCCGCCCGCTTATGCCGGCCGGCACCGTAAACTCCTTGAAATTCAATTTTGCCATATTACCATGCATTATATCGGTATTCGTAAGTCTCGCCTCTCCTTGTCCAGCTCAGATGCTGGCAACTGTTGTTTATGAGTATCCACCGCAGGTTGTATGAGACAACCTCTCCGGTTTCCTCGTCATATTCGGGACAGTTCTGGAGCACCAGCTCTATCGTCCCGCTGTCAATTTCCATGATTTCCGCATCGAATTGGTCATAATGTTCAGTCGCGTCACGGCTTTGATAGAACAGCCCGCTGAATATCGGGCTGCCGTCTTCCGTCCTTATCGTGGTGGGCGGGGTTATCGTGCGCGTCTTGACAAAATGGGAATCCATTATGATCACCCTCGCCCCTTCGTAGTCTACCGATACGGGCAGCACGACTCCGTTAAAGGTGGCGTCGACAAATATATTAGTATTCAACCGGTATTCCACATTGTATGTCGTCTCATTATACCCCAATTCTGTCGCGTCGCTGCTTCTTATCGGCTTGAACACGGAATACATGTAGCCTCTCAGTTTCGCGTTGTTGGTTTCTATGCTGCCGTCCTCAAGTATCTTAAAATTGTCGTTCGCCGTCACAAGCCCCTCCAACGATATGTTAGCCGCTGATATTCTGATGTCGGAAGCGGTCTGGTCTATCATGGACACAATCTTTCCGTCGGCATCAAAAGCGTACAATTTGTTGGCCATCGCAGTTGTTACCAGGCCAGCCTTGTTCTTTAGTTGCCCGTCTTCGTCGAAATACTGCGACATCATCTCGTTGTACTTCGCCGTGGTGATGATGCTTGACGACTCGATGACGTTCCCGTCCTTGTCGAAGTTCGCCGCGGCTATCTTCACCAGCTTCTCGGACTGCTCGAACAGGGTCTTGTACTTGTAGGCCAGGGCTTCGGCCCTGTCCGTGCTCAGCACCAGCATGTACAGGTATATCTCGCCCGTGAACGCCAGCTTGAAGTCGCCTGTGCCGTTCCACAGCCCGGAGTGGTTGAACACCTGGTAGCCGTCCGTCACGCCCAGCTCGCCGTCGTAGCTGAACTCGTTGAAGTTCTCGAACCCGGTCTTGTCCAGGCCCTCGAACTGGATGGTCAGCCGCCCGGCCTTGGCCACACGGTAGAAGAAGCTCAGGTACACGGCCTCCGGCTTCTTCTGCCCCTCGTCGTTCACGTCGGTGTAGTCGGGGATGAAGCGGAAGTTTCCGCTTTTCTGCAGGATGTATTTGTTGCGTATATATACGGTGGTGCGCCCGTCGTCGGTCTTCACGCAGGCATAGTTCGTCTTGTCGGACAGCGGTGCACCGTTCGCCCATATCCATTTGTTGCCCAAAAGGAAGAAGGTGGCCTCGTTTTCGGTGTCCCACTTGTTCATGCCGTCGCCGAACGAGGCGTTGTCCAGATAGCTCCTGTCCTCCGTGAAGTCCTTGCGAAGCCCCTCCACGGCGGCCTCAATCTTGCCCTCCGTAATCTCGAAACGCGTCAGGATGTCCTCGCCCGTGGTCAATACGAACGTGCCCATCAGGTACACGTTGTCGCCGTACAGGCCGTTGCCGTGGGGCTGGTTGTCCGCAGGGAACCGGCTGTCGCTGATGCCGTCCAGGTTGCCCAGGCGCACCCGCAGGCAGCCGTCGAAGTTCTTGCCGCTCACGCCGTCCAGCACGTCCACCCTCGGCTGCCCGTCCTCGGTCGCCGCGATGGAGATGAGGTTCTGGCGCAGCCGGTTCTGGGTGTTACCCATCAGCACGCACTCGTCGCCCTCCTTGGGCTCCACGCCGCCGAACTCGCTCACGGGCACGGTGACGCCTTCCCCGTCCGAGGCGGACACTTCCACCCAATATCCGCGCAGGGATGCGCCGGTGAACTCCGCGCAGCGCATCAGATCGTGCGCCACGAATTCGTTTTCCTGCTCGAAGGTGATCCTGTAGTTGTCGCCGTCCTTCGTGACGGTCTTTATCTTGCCGCTGGCCGCGCTGACGACGAACTGGCCGCCGATGCTGCGCACTTTCTGGATGAGCAGTTCCAGGGCAACCAGTGTCTGCCGGATGGTCACCTTGTCAATGGTCAGGTTGCTCAGCCCCGTCAGCGCGTCCATCCACAACTGCCAGCCCTCGCCGGTCATGCCGTCCACGAAACGCACCGAGCGCAGCAGTTCCCGGATGACGGCGGTCAGCCACTCGGCATTGCCGTCCCCGTCCACTCCCGCGCCGCTCTCCCCGGCCTTGTACCGGCCGAAGTCCGCGCCTTTCAGGAAATGGAGCTTCTCCTGTGCCGTGTCCTCGCGCAGCCTGCTCAGGGCTTCCTTCAGTGTCCTGCGTGCCGAGAACACGTTGTTGTCAGTCGGATAGGTGTTGTCCCAGCTCCGTATCAGGTCGGGGAAGTTCCCTGCCGTGGCGGTCTTCACGTAGTTCTTCGCGTCGGCGATGCTGTCGCCTATAGCCTCCATCGCGCCGGTGCTCACCGCGTCGCTTATCTCCACGTCCATCTGCGAGGGCAGGTTCACCTGCCGGGTTATCTTGGTGACGCGACTGCTCCTGTATCCCGTTTCCGGAAAGTATTGCCGGCTCTCCAGCCTTACCCGACGGCCCACATACAGGTCGATGCCGTTTTCCTCTATATATACGTGGTCGGTCGGCCCCTTGTAGCGGCCCGCGTCCACGGCGTTTTCCTCGTTGTAGCGGTCTACCGCCTCCCGGAACTCCTGCTCGGCCAGCGGGTAGTATTCGTCCGGCATCCGGATGTTCCAAAGGATGTACTTGTCGCCCGCCTTCGGGCAAAGGGTGTCGTTGGGAAGCTGGGTGCCGTCGTCATACGGCCATATCGTGATCAGCTCGAACTCGTGGGTGTCGCTGTCGTAGTTGGCCTCGAAAAAGTAGGTGCCGTCCTCCTCGTCGCCCAGTCCGGCCAGTTCGCTCCCTTCCTGGAAGGAGATGCGCTTCACCTTTTCGGCTATCTCATAACTGTTCGGGTCGAATCCCAGGCTGTTGTCCTTGAAATAGAATATCTTGAAGGGGTTGCCTTCCTCGTCGGTCACTTCCTCGCTGCGCACCGAACTCACCGTGCCGATACGCTTGGGATAGATGTCCGAAAAGGCGTCCGCCTCGTAATGGTGCCATACGCCGTACTTCTCCACGTTCACGTCCACATGCTTCACGCCGCCGGGAAGCTGGAGCCGGCTGTGCCCGTATTTATCCGGGTCAATGTTCCGGCTGCTGCCCACCGGGTAGAGCCGGGTGTAAAACTTGGCGTTGTCGGCCATGTCGCAGCTTATGCCCGTCAGGCCCTTGTTATACCCCAGCGTCACTTCCTCGCCCGTCTCGCAGCGGCACACGTTCACCGTCTGGCCTTCCACCCACCACTCGGCGCGGTTCCCGGCTTTCTCGGCCACTTCCCGGAGGGCCTCGTCGCAGTATTTGCCTTCGTAGTCGATGACGATGTTGTCCGTGCCTTCCACCGTGCCGACCTTCCAGTCGGTGATGCGGTTCATGCCGTTGTTGATGCTTTTCACGATGAGGGCCACATGCTCCCTCGGAGGGGCGGTCAGCGTGAACACGGGCTCGTCGTCGCCGTCCGTGTCGTTCAGCACGAGGAAACGCTTGATCAGGCTTTCTATCCCGTACAGCTTCATGTCGTACCGCCACTCCACGGTGCTCTTCTGTTCCGGGCGGTAACGCTCCATGAGCCAGTATTTCTGTCCCCGGAACTCGGCGTAGTCGTTCACCTCCAGCGCCACGTGCTCGTACAGAGTGAACGACAGGGTGAGCACGTTGTCGCCCTGCAGCTCGTGCTCCTGCGTCGAGTTGTCGTCGCAGGGTGCCTGTATCTTCACTGTTCCGTCGCTGCCGTATATCGTTACCATATCGTTATAATGCCGTTAGATTGCCTTTCAAATAGTGGGTTTCGGTTCGCGGAAAATCACCGTGAACCGGCTGGCCTGCTTGCCCGCCTGCCAGAGGTAGGTCAGGGGTTCGTAGTCGCTGCCGTCCTTGTAGAACACGTGCAGCGTCATGTCAAGGTCGGGGAAGCGGATGTCCAGCCACCCGTCGTCCCCCTGTTTCAGGAAGGCGATGAACGACCGGTACTGCGACAGCCATGCCTCGCGCGTGTCTGCGTACAGGGCGAACATGAGCTTCACGTCCCGCGCCTGGTTCCTCACGTCCAGCACGGACGAGTATTTCTCGCCGTCCTCTTCCCTGATGTCCACCGCCACATGGCTCTTGGTCTTGGACGGGGCCATTATCGCTTTCAGGTTGTTCCGGTCACCGCGTTTCTTCTCCACCAGGAAAGCACCGTATTCCTTCCAGATGTCGGTGCCGTTCACCAGCACCTTGCCTCCGAGTATCGCGTCCATTGCCATAGTTCACTTCATTTTAAGTCCGTCACGTATGATTTTCTTGATGTCGTTCTTTATCTCGTCCAGATGCCTGGCACTGTTTCCGGTGTTTTCCTCGATGCGCCGGAGGTGGTCTACCGCCGTGCCCATCTGCTCGCTCACGTCCTGCATCTGCTCGTCGATGCTGGCCCAGTGCATCTGCCCGGAGGTGAAAAGCCCCTCGAGCTTGGTACCCTGCTCCTGGCTCATGGCGCTGAAGCTGCCGGCCTTGCCCGTCTGTGTCGTGCCGCCTTCCTCCCCGCCATACCCGGTGGCCTCGGCCAGCTTGTCGCGCAGGGCCACGGCATCCTCCACGATGGCCTCGTAGCCGTTCGTGAGGGCGGCGATGTCCTCCGCGCTCAGATCGTTGTCCTTCATCCGTTCGGCGAAGTCGTCATACCACCTTTGCAGCCGTTCCTTGTACTGCTCGCCTATCTGGTTGCTCAGGATGGCCCGCATGAAGTATTCGCTTACGTTTCCGGCTATCTCCTCCGCGCTTGCGTCCATGTCCATCAGCGTGTCGATGAACGAGTCGTAGAGCGAGTCGAAAGAAATCTGGGTCAGACTCTCGTTCAACTGCTCTTCCAGCTCCTCCAGTTTGCCGGCCTGGTCGATGTAGTCGTCCAGCTTTTCCGTCAGCCGCCCGCCGTAACCGCCCTTTCCCGTGTCCTGTATATGCTTCCACATGTCCACGTTGGAGCGGAGGGTTTTCATTTCTTCGGGGGACAGGCTCCACAGGCTGCCGTCCCACTGCCGTCCTATCTGCTGGCTCAGCTTGTCTATCTGTTCACGCGAGAAGCCGCCCCAGTAGTAGTTCCAGGAATGGTGCGAGCCGTGGTACCCGGCCTGCGCCTGCGCGATGGCGAGATAGTTCGCGTTCTGCTCGCTCTGGTAGTCGTAGGCCTGCTGGTAGGCGGCCACGCTCTTCCGGCCCTCGCCGCCCTTGATGGTGTCGGTCAGGTCTTCGATGCTCTGCTGCAGGGACTCGTTGCGGTCGGTCAGCCGGTCGATGGAGGCCTGCACCTCTTCCGCATTGCTCCCGTTTATCTTGTCCACCAGCTTGCCGAACCCGCCGAACGAGATGGCGTCAAGGATGTTGCCGATACCGGAACGGACGGACTTGAACAGCGTGACGAACACGTCGCCGGAAAGCACGTCGCCGATGATGCCGCTGACCGCATTGAACACGCTGTCAAGCAGCGGGCCGATGAAATTGCTCAGCCCGTCCTTGAACACGTCGATGATGGAGATGATCCATCCCACGATGGGAACCTTCTCCAGGCTCTCGGCAATCTTTCCCATCGCGCCGCCGGTGCCCTTGCCGAGCTGTATCAGGCCGTCGTAGGCGTTCCGGATGCCGGAAGAGGCGAGCTTCTGAAGGCCCTGCGTCACGTTCTCCATGTTGGCACGAAGTGTGGATGCCGTATCGGTGACGGCCTTTTGGTTACCGTTTACAACGGCCTCCTGTGTCCGGACGGATTCCGAAGCGGAGTCGGCATTCTCCTGGGCTGTGTCCCTCGCCGTCCGGGCTGCCTCAATTTCGGCATCCGAACCCTCACGCAGGGCTTGCTCGTAATCCTCCTGCGCTTCCTTGAGCCTTTCGAGGGCTTCGGCCTCCACCTGCTTCGCCTCGTTCAGCTCCAGCATGGACTGCCGGAGGCTGTCGATTTCGGTACCGAGCCGCCTGAAACTGGCCTTGTCGGAACCGCCCGAGGACTGCTCCATCTGCCGGACGGCGTCCACCAGGTCGTTCTGGCTGGAGGGGTCGAGCCGCTTGAACTCGTCACTGCGCAGGTACTCTTTCGCCTGTTCAAGGACGGGCTTCACGATGTCCGAGAACATGCCGCCGAACTCCCCGAACACGGTCGTCCAGTCTATCGACTGCCGCAGGTAGGAGGCATCCAGCTGCGCGGTTTCCCGGTCGCGCTGCCGCTTCAATGTCCGGCGTTCCCCCTCGTCCTGCGCCTTGCGTATCCTTTCGGCATACTCCTCGGCGATGGCGAGCTTCTGCTGCTGGTAGGTGCCGTACTGTTTCAGGTACTCGCGCATGGACTGTGCTTCGGCCTCATACGTTTCCACGGTCTGCTTCCGGCGGTTCTCGGTGTTCAGCTCGTTTGCACGGTCAATTTCCGCCTGCTGCTCCTTCGTCAGTCCGGAAGCGTTGGTGCCGGTGACACCCGCTTTCCGGTTGGTGTCGGCCAGCTCGCGGGCCTTTTTCTCGATTTCGGCCTTCCGCTTGTCGTAGTCGGCGTCTATCTGCGCCAGCTTCTTCTCCGTGCCTTCCTCCATCAGGCCGAGTTCGTCCTGCTGGTTCTGCTGTTGCAGGGCGGTCAGGTCGTCATTGAGCTTCTGCTGCGCCTGCCTGCGCCTTTCGGCTTCCCGCTCGGCCTTGTCGGCGGCCTTGCGCTCGCTCTCGGCATCCTTGTTCTCGTCTGGCTTGTACCGGTCGTATTCCTTCTTGGCCAGGCTGAGGGCGTCCTTCAGTTCCTTGGCCTTCTTCTCGTACTCCTCCTGTGTCAGGCTGTTGGAGGTATCGGCCAGGAAGTCGTTGTAGGCTTTCAACGCCTGCTCGTATTCTTTGCGCGCCTGTGCGCCCCAGTCCGCGCTGGAGTCGCGCTTCAAACTCCGGCGGTTCTTCTCGGCGTTCAGCTTGTTGAGCTGGTACTGGAGCTCGTCACGGTTGTAGGTTCCCCTCAGCGATTCCGCCCCGTAGGTGATGGTTCCGTACTTCTTCTGCTCGGTCGTCATACGGGCCAGCAGGTTCTGTCGCTGCCGGATCTGCTCCTCCAGCGTGTCGTTGCTGATGCCCGTCAGGTTCTCGAAGTAGGCGTTGGCCAGCTCCTTGCGCACCTGCTCGGACAGGCTCTTGCGCTTGGCCAGCAGGTTCCGGAGCTCGCTTTCCTCCTGGGTGGTAAGCCCGCTCACTTTCTTCATTGACGTGCCGGAAGCGTTGGCTTCCACCCAGCGTTCCGTGGCCTTTTTACGCTCCAGTTCCGATATGCGCTCGTTCACGCCGGCCAGCTCGTTCTGCGGCCGCGTGACGGACTGTCCGGCTTCCAGTTCGGCGATTTCCTCCTTGATGCGCTTGATGTTCTTCAGCTTCTCGTATTCGGTGTCGTACTTGGCGAAGATGTCCGGGTATTTCTGCTCGAGCCTGTTCAGGGCCTCGCGCCGGGTGTCGGTGGCCAAGCTCTCGTCGCCGGCCACGCCGCAGAGTTCCTCCAGCCTGCGCCGGTGTTCCTCCTCGGCCTCGATGGTCTTCTGCTTGGCGGCCTGGTAGTCCTCCTCGGCTTCCTTCAGCCGTTCGGTCTCGGTCTTCATCGACACCATCGCGGCCACCACGCCGGCAATCAGCGTGGCCACCAGCACGTAGGGGTTGGCGAGCATCGTGGCGTTGAGCAGCTTCTGCGCCTTCTCCACGATGACCAGCCAGCCGTAGTGCAGGGTCTCGGCCGCGGTCAGCGCGCCCACGCCGGCGGTCTGTAGGGCCTGCATGGCGGTGACGGCCATGACGGCGGTCTTGTACGCGCCGTATGTGCCCACAAGGCCGAGCAGCACGCGGCCCACCTGCTCGTAATGGTCGACTAAGTAGGCGACCGCGTCCAGCGAGTTCCCGATGATGCCTTCGGACTGCCGCCCGATCTCGTTCATCATCATGCTGACGCTGTCCTCGATGTTGCTGATGCGCCCGGTGATGGTCTTGCTCTGTTCCTCCATGAGGTTATAGAACATCCCACCCTCGTTCGTGAGGTTCTGGAGCGCGCGCTGCACTTCGGGGAAGCCGACCTTGCCGGCCTCCACCATCTCGCGCACCTTGCCCTCGGCCACGCCGAGGATGTCCGCCAGTTCCCGTCCGAGTGGGATGCCGCGGCCCACGAACTGGTTGTAGTCCTGGGTGTACAGCCTGCCCTGCGTCATGGTAGTGCCGTACAGGTACACCAGGTCGCTGAGGGGCTGGTTCAGCCCGGCCGCGATGTTGCCCAGGCGGATGAGGTCGTCGTTGACGTTCTCCACGTTCTCGCCGTAGGCAAGCAGCTGGCGTGCGCCGTTGGCGATGCCCTGGAGGTCGAACGGGGTCGTGGCGGCCGTGCGGATGAGCTGCTGCATCAGGGCGTCGGCCTTCTCCTCGCTGCCGAGCATGGTGTTGAAGCTCGCCTCCAGCTGCTGGAACTCACCGCGCACCTTGACGATGTTGCTGACCAGCTCCTTCACGGCGAACGCCCCGGCTATCTTCGACACGGTGCTGCGGACGGACTCGGCCTGCCTGTCCAGGCGTGCCATCTCCGCCGACGCGCCGGTGGTCTTCGTCTTCAGCTCGTCCACCTTGCGTCCTGCCTTGTCGAGGCCGCCCGACAGGCGGTCGCGCATCAGTATCTCTATTTCTACCGGTTTTGTTGCCATGTCATTTCTTCAGGTTGCTCTGGAAAAATCCTACTATTTCGTTCGCCTCGTCCTCCGCGCTTTTCTCCTCTTTTTTCTTGCGGACATAGCGCGGGGCGTCGGCAAGCATCATGATAAGGGTCTGGTAGTTCACGCCCTCCAGGATGTAGCCCACGCTCCATCCCGTGGCGTCCGCTATCTGCCAGACAAAGCCGAAGGGGCTATGGGAAGGCTCGTAGACCGTCTTTAACTCCCCTTCTTTCTTTGGCTCAGTTTCAGCCTCAGATTCATCGGGTTCATCTTCTCGGCTGATCTGATAATATTCGTAAAAGGGTCGGTGCCTAAAAGGAACACGAAGTTGCGCATCGCCGCGTCCATGTAGGCCGGCTCCATGAAGTGGCGCACCCACCAGGCGGTCAGCCCTACCAGCAGGTGGCGGCTCCACCAGCCGCGGCACAGGGTGTAGGCGACCATCCGGCTCACGGCCTTGCCGTGTGCGGCGATGAAGGCCATCTCCTCGTCCTTGGTGAACTTCTTCATCTCGGCTACCGTCACGCCCAGCGAAAGGTAGACTCTCGCCAGGCGCATCAGGCCGCCCAGACGGGGGCGGCGCATCACCACGCGCAGCTTCAGGGGTTTCTTCACCAGCGGGATGCGCAGTTCCTTCAAGGGGACGGACACGCCCCTGTCCAGCAGGGCGGCCGTCCCCTCGGCTTGCACCAGACGTTCCGTTGACTTGTCCATACGTTATTACTCTGACGGCGTGTCGTTGATTTCGTAGGGAGCGGTGTCCGGCTCTTCGGGCTTGTTCACCTTCAGCTGGCATTCCAGCTTGGATACCTCCGTCAGCGTCAGCTTGCCGCCCAGGTTGGCCATGATGGTGCCGTTGGGTATCTTCATCGTCTGGCCGCTCACGAACTGGATCTCCCACGGGCCGCGCAGCTCCACGAGGTCGGTCGGGGCCTTCCAGCCGGTGTAGCTGCCCGTGCTGCCCACCAGCGTGCCACCAAGCACGGCCTGGATGTTCTCATAGTCCAGCTGGATGAGGTTGAACGTCGGCGCGATGGTCGCGTTCTTGTTGGCCAGTGTCAGCACCGGAGCGTCAGGTACCTGCTCGGCTTCCACGTCCGTACTCTCCGGCTTAGTGCCGCCCCAGTCCCAGCTGCCTTTCTCGATGTAGCCGATTTCCTTGCTGTTGAACTTTACCACGGCTATGCCGTATATGAATTTCTTAGTTGCCATTGTTCTTTCGTTTTAGAATGATGATTATTGTTGTTAGCACACTCAGCAGTATTCCGGCCCCGAAACCGTAGAGGAATGTTTTAACGGGGTTCGAACGCTGTTTTATTTCCTCTTCGTACAGCCCGATCATCTCCTCGTAGCGTTCCTTCCACACGGAGGATGTCCGCTCGTAGTATTCCACCAGGAGCTGCAGGCTGTCGCAGCTCGCGTACACGGTGATCACGTCCCTGTCGCGGCTCACCGAAACGCTGGCCTGTCCGCTCTTCCCGCTGTATGAGGCCAGCGGAGGAAGCCTCAGAAGGCTGTCAGCCGGTATCCTCAGACTCACCTCCGACTTCGGTACCGTTTCCGTCCGTATCAGGCGGACTTCGCTCCTCATGCTGTCCGCCCGACCCGTCGCCGTTTCCGTCCGTGCCGTTTCCCGCGCTGTCTTTCGGGTGCTCGCGCACCCCGCGAAGCACAGGGCAATCGTCATGATGCTTGCAAGAATTGGCAGTGTCAATAGCCTTGCGAAGGCGTGCCATCTCGCGTTTCGTCGCCTGAAGGTCTTTCCTCGTCGCATTGAGTTCGTCTTTTAACGGTTCGACTATGTTGTCCACAAGTATCCGGGTGGCGTGCTCAGCGTTGTCAATCCGCACGGTCTCGGCATCCGCCTTCGCCTTCTCGGCTTCCGCGTTGGCCTTGCGCACCGTCGCGCGGAGCGTCACAATGCCTACAACGGTCGCCAGAAGTGAGCCACCCAGTACGAAATTGAGAATTTCACTGAGTTCCATGAGATTACTTGTTTGGTGCCTTGCTTATGATTTTGACTCGGTTCTCTTGGTTATCAGACCTATAAGCCATTGCACCAGTCCTGTATCAGCGATGCCGTTTGCCACAAGCGAGGCTCCGAAACCATAAAGCAGGGCAATATACCACTCCACATCGGCCACGAATCCCGCATCCAGCCACCACAACAGCATGGCTGCTGCCAGGCCGACCGTCCAGCTTACTATCTGCGTCACCAGTCCTTCCATTTTCGGGAACAGGGTCTTGATGCCTTCTGTCAGTAACACTACGCAACCGGCAAACCCGGCAAAGGTGGCAATCATACTGTCATAGTCCGTACTTGTGGAAACATCGCCCGTTTGGGCAAACGCAACTGACACGAATCCAAGCATCAGTGCGAAAAATAAAATCAGTTTTTTCATTTTGTTGTTCGTTTATTGGTTTATTCCTATTTCTTTCAGCCATGCCTGTACGTCAAACGAAGGACAGGCTTTCGCGGCCAGTTGGTTATGCCCGACAACCGGGATGGAGGGGAAACGTCGGTGGAAGTCTTTCACGTAGGCTTCCATAGCCTTCTTCTGCGCCGGGGTACGGGTGTCCTTGGGGGTCTTGCCGTCAGCGGCAACGCCGCCGACGTACACAACGTGCCGGGATGTGGAGTTGTACCCTTTTGCCCCGTTGGTAATCTCCCAGGGATCCACCTGTGCGTCCTCGTTGTTGTCCACCAGGCGTTCCACCTTTCCGTCCAGGTGTATCATGTCGGTATAGCCGACCTGCTTCCATCCGCGACCGCCCTTGCTCACCGGGTCGGTGTGCCAGTGGCGGATGTCCGCCGCGCTCACTTCGCGGCCTTCAGGGGTGGCCGTACAGTGCAATACCAAACGTTTCAACTGTGCCATGCGTTATTCCCCCTGTTTGGCTTGCGTGATGGTCACTTTGGCCGTCTTGCCGCTGTCAGAATTTAACGTAATGGTCAGGGTACCGCTTTTTTCGCTTCCAGTGTCATTGGCTTCTGCCGAGATGGTCACGCCAGTTTCCGTTTCTTCAACATCAAATCCGGACGGGGTCGCTCCCACGGTATATTCACCGCTGGCCGTTATGGTCACTTCCTTGCTGCCACCCTCTGCCGGAATGGTCACCGTATTCGGGTCGGCCGAAATCGTCTTGGCCGCCGGCTTGAAGACGGGAGTGTCACGGCTGTCCAGCACTACCGTTTCCTCGCCGAAAGCGATGTTGGTGTCCACCTTCATCAGCATCTTGAAGAAGTACAGTTCGCTGGCATTGGAAATCTTGTCTATCTGGATGACATTCTCGTCATCCTGCAGGTTGACAGCGGCGAACAGATTGCCGTCGGCACCCATCGAGCACAGGGTGGCCACAATCAGCCCGTCCGGCCATGCAGCCAGCGTCTCTATGGTTATGCCCTTGTAACGGCGCGCGTTCACATCGGTCTCGTTGGCGTTCTTGGCCTCGCGCTCGGTCAGTTCGTCATCGTACTTGTCGAAGTCGTCGATGCTCATGATGATGCGCAGGTTCGGGTTGTTGCGGATGGCCTTGGGTATGGCACTGCGCACAGCCTTCAGTTTGCCCAGCATGGTTTCCTCCTCGCTGTCCACGATGATAAGCTCCGTGTCCTTGGCCATCTGGGTGAGGATACCGTTGAACAGATGGTCATCGTCATCGCCGTACACCCCATTGATGTAATGGTCACCTAACTCGAACTGCACCTGCTTGGCAAGCTCAGCCAGAAGGGCGTTCTGGGCTTCGGGAGGTAGTTCGGCAAATACGAGGTTGCCCTTCGGCTGCCAGGGGCGCCAGATCTGCTCGAAAGCACGTGGGTTGAATACGGTAAAGGCCATGAAGTCTTTCGGGTCAAGGCTTTTCTCGTCATAGTTGAAGTTGCCTTTCGAATCCTCCACGCCCGGGTTCTCCTTGCGTTTCTGCAGCATCTTGCCGCTTCGCAGACGGGGCAGGCTGATTTTCTTCTCCACGCCGGGAATGACCATGATCAGCCCTTTCTCGACAATCTCGTTGCCGGTGGCGGCGAGCGTCAAAAGTTGTTCCAGTACCTCGCCGTTGTAATTGGTGTTCTTTACTACTATTGCCATGTCTTTTACTTGTTAAGTTTGTCCTTGATTTCTCGCATACGCTTGTTCCAGGGGCTCTCTCCGCCCGGTTCCACCTTGATGTCCTCCATGACCTTGCGCTTCGGGGCCAGTGAAGCCAACACCTTCTTGCCTTCTTCGGGGCTTGATTTCAGGATGTTCTCGTACATGGGACGTGTCTCGGCATTGATACGCCCGTCGGCCTCGGCCGCGTCAAGCAGGGCTTTCCGTGCAGCCTCCTCGTCAGCGGCAGCCTTGTCCTCGAACTCCTTCACTCGCGCCTTCAGGGAGGCGTTCTCTTCTGCCAGACTGCCGGCACGGCCCGCTTCCTGCGCATAGGCCTGGGCCTTGGCAATCACCTCATCCTCGCTCTTGCAGTCCTTGAACGAGGGATGCTTCCTAATTTCCTCAAGATTCATTTTGTCCTTGTTTTGTGGCTCAACGAGCCGGTTATTGAATAAAGTGTAGATCTGTTCCGGGGTACTGTCCTCCGGCACAGGCTCCGCATCATAGATGCCGTCAATAAAACCGAGGCGCAGGGCCTCGTCCGCGGTGAGCCAGTGGTCTTCACCGTCAAAATAGGCCGCTTTCACTTCCTCCTTGGTCATGCCCAGGCGTGCCGCGTAGATGTCGCCAAGACTGTCCTCCAGGCTCTCTATCTCCTCGATGCACTTCTGCATGTCCTTCTTGTTGCCGTAACAACCGCCGCTGACGCTGTGCAGCATCAGTCTTGCGTATTTGCTCATCTCGACGGGCTTCCCGCACAGGGCTATCACGCTGGCCATGCTGGCCGCGATGCCGTCCACATAGATATGCACGTCCGCCTTGCTGTTCTTCAGGGCGTTGTAGATGGCGATGCCGCAGTACACCTCGCCTCCGTTGCTGTTGATACGCACATTGACGCGCCTGTTCACCTTTTCCGCCTCCATCAGTTCCTTGGCGACACGCCCGCTCTGCACGTCATAATAGTCGCCGATGTCACCATAGAGGAAGATGGTGCCCACGCCGTCGCTGTCCGTCTGTATGTTGAAAAACTTGCTCATTGTACTATTGTCATTACTGCGGTTTTCCCGCGATTCATGGTGCAAAAATGCAACAAATCAACGGAGTATGGAAACCGCGTTTTTATCATGCCGGGCTATGGCGTTATGATAACGGCACAGGGTTTCATCATGCAGACTGCTTTTCGTAAAGCGGGCTTTTTGTAGCAATTTTGCACTATGAATCATAACTGAAAGACAGGAATATGGCAGCAGATTTGACCAACGCCCAGAAAAAGGAATGGGCAAAGACCTTATACCTGCGCGAGAACCTCACGCAGCAGGAAATAGCCGACCGTGTGGGGGTGTCGCGCGTGACGGTGTCGAATTGGGTACGCGCCGGGAAGTGGGAAGAACAGAAGGCCGGACTCACGCTTACAAGGCAGGAGCAGGTGGCCAACCTGTACAGGCAGGTGGCGGAGATCAACAGGGCCATCTCGGCACGCGCCGAGGGGGAGCGCTACCCTAATTCCAAGGAAGCGGACATACTCGGCAAGCTGTCGGCATCCATCCGGAACATGGAGCAGGAAACGGGCATCGCCGACATCATCAGCGTGCTCACCGGCTTCATCGAATGGCTCCGCCCGCTTGACCTTGACAAGGCAAAGGAACTGACAAGGCTGGCGGACGCATACATCAAGGACAAACTATAAACGTGACGCACATGAAACAGGCTGACAAAATAGCACTCCTGGATTGGGAGAAGTTCAAGGAGGACATTGCAAGGGCCACACCGGTTGACAAGTCCATGTCCGCCCAGGACAGGGAAAAGCACCGCCTGTACCTTGAACGGCACCCGGTAGAATGGATAAAGTTCTTTTTCCCTAACTACGCCAAGTATGAGTTCGCCGGGTTCCAGAAACGCGCCATACAGCGTATCCTCGCCCATGACGAATGGTTCGAAGTGCTTTCCTGGAGCCGTGAGCTTGCCAAGTCGACGGTCACCATGTTCATTGTCATGTACGTCACGCTGACCGGACGGAAAAAGAACGTCATCATGACGTCCAACAGCAAGGACAACGCCGTCCGCCTGCTGGCTCCCTACCGGGCCAACCTGGAAGCGAACGGGCGTATCGAGGCCTACTACGGGAAGCAGGAGACACCCGGCTCGTGGACGGAGGACGAGTTCATCACAAAGGGTGGCGTGGCTTTCAGAGCACTCGGTGCCGGACAGTCGCCACGTGGTTCGCGCAACGAGGCCATCCGCCCGGACGTGCTGCTCGTGGACGACTTCGACACGGACGAGGACACCAAGAACCCGGACATCATACAGAAACGCTGGGACTGGTGGGAGAACGCGCTATATCCGACGCGCTCCATCTCGGAAGCGACGCTCATCATCTTCTGCGGCAACATCATCGCCAAGGATTGCTGCGTGGTGCGGGCCGGGGAGATGGCCGACCACTGGGACATCGTGAACATACGCGACAAGAACGGGCATTCCACCTGGCCGGAAAAGAACTCCGAGGAGCACATCGACCGCACGCTCGCCAAAATATCCACCAAGGCGGTGCAGGGCGAATACTTCAACAACCCGGTCTCCGTCGGTGAGGTCTTTGAGACCATCACCTACGGCAAGGTGCCTCCCTTGTCGAAGTTCAAGTTCCTCGTGGCCTACGGCGACCCTGCACCGGGCGAAAGTAAAGGCAAAAAAGGCAAGTCCTTCAAGACAGTTTCATTGCTCGGTAAGCTCGGAGGAAGGCTCTATGTCATCAAGACTTTCCTTGCCCAGGCATTGAACGCAGAATTCATCGGCTGGTATGTCAAAATGCTGGAGTTCGTGAACGGGAAGTCCACGGTATATTGCTACATGGAGAACAACAAGCTGCAAGACCCGTTCTTCCAGCAGGTATTCAAGCCACTGGTGGCCAAAGTCCGCAAAGAGCACAAGATCGCGCTGCACATCCGGGGCGACGAGGAGAAAAAGACCGACAAGGCCACGCGCATAGAGGCCAACCTGGAACCGCTCAACAGGGAAGGCAACCTCATCCTCAACGAGGCGGAAAAGGACAACCCGCACATGAAAGAGCTGGAAGACCAGTTCAAGCTGTTCACGCTCTCCCTGCGCTATCCGGCAGACGGACCGGATGCCGTCGAGGGCGGCAACCGCATCATCGATGAACTGATGCGCCGGGCGGAACCACCGGTGTTCAAGACGCGCAAAGACCTGCGTGGCCGCAACAAACGCAGGATGTGACAGATTCATTATTCACTCTTAATTCTTCATTACAACTATGAGCCAATTTGTAGAATTGACAGACTATGACGCAAGCATCCACCGTGACATTCTGGACGCGCTTGTCAGGGAGGACGAAACTATCGTCGAGGTGTGCGAGGACAGGGCCATCGCCGAAATGCGGTGTTACCTGTCAAAACGGTATGACTGCGACAAAATCTTTTCAGCCACCGGGACAAACCGGAACCAACTCGTGCTGATGATGGTCATCGACATTGCCGTCTACCACATCTTCTGCATCCACAACCCGCAGAAGCTCTCCCAGATACGGAAAGACCGGTATGAGCGGGCCGTGGAATGGATGAAGGCGGTGGCCGCCGAGGAAATATCCATCGAGGGTGCACCGCTACTGCCGGAAGAGGAACGGGTCGGCAAATCTTCGTTCCGCATACAAAGTAACCCAAAAAGAGTAAACCACTGGTAAAGTTATGAACAAGAAAAAGAACAGAAACAAACGGGGGATTATCACCGTGGGAGGCAACCTCATGGCACCCGGACAGAAACGGCCGAACGTCATCGTGCTCACACAGCCCAAACGTTTCGGACTGGACATAGCGGACTACATGGCAGCCATACGGGCCGCCGAGAATGTGGATTTCTCGCGGCGTTACAAACTGTACGACCTGTATTCGGACATCCTCATGGACACGCACCTTTCCTGCGTGATGGAAAAACGCAAGAATGCGGTGTTGTGCTCCGAAATAGAGTTCCAGAGGAACGGGAAACCGGACAAAGCGGTGAACGAACAGATACGTTCCCCGTGGTTCAACAGGCTGGTGGGGGACATCATCGACGCCAAGTTCTGGGGCTTCACGCTCTGCCAGTTTTACAAGGAAGGGGAATGGGCGGACTACGACCTTATCCCGCGCAAGCACGTTGACCCCATAAAGAAGCTGATCCTCCGGCACCAGACGGACATGACAGGACTTCCCTGGGACAATTATACGGACTTGCTGTTTGTCGGCAGTCCTGACGACCTGGGGCTGCTGGCCAAGGCGGCACCGTGGGTCATCTACAAGCGGAACACCACGGGTGACTGGTCGCAGTTCTCCGAGGTGTTCGGCATGCCCATACAGGAGTATATCTACGACTCGGACGACGAGGAGTCCAGGCAAAGGGCGATGGAGGATGCAGCCAATGCCGGAAGCCTCGCACAGTTCTTCCACGCCAAGGACACGGAGTTCAAGCTGACGGAAGCCGGGAACAAGACAGGCTCTGCGGACGTGTACGAGCATCTTTGCGAACGGTGCAATAACGAGATTTCAAAGCTCGTGCTCGGCAATACGCTGACCACGGAGTCGTCGGAAAACGGCACGCAGGCACTTGGAACCGTACACAAGAAGGTGGAGGACAAGGTGGCACAGGCAGACAAAAGGTATGTCCTGGACGTACTCAACTATGACATGGCCGACATATTCGCACGCATCGGCATCAATACGGCCGGCGGCGAGTTCTGCTTCCCGGAGAAAAAGGACATCGACCCCACTTCAAAGACTAATATTCTCACACAGCTGAAAACGAGCTTCAACCTGCCGGTGTCGGACGATTACCTGTACGAGGAGTTCGGCATTGAAAAGCCTGCCAACTACGAGCAGATGAAGAAGGAGCAGGAGGATGAACGGGCAAGGAAGGAGGCCGCTGCCGCGCAAATCCGCAAGCAGGACGGCGATGACAAGAAGACGGACGGGGATGACGGCGGCGAGGAGCCGGAACCTACGCCCGCACAGAAAAAATCCTTCCGAAGCTGGCTGGCCGGTTTTTTCGGGAAAGCCCCGTCAGACGGCGGGGCAGCTTTAGACTGGTAGTCGATGAACTCTACGGGGCCAAGGACGGCGATGTCTCCACTGGCTTTGAATTTTCCTACGAAGTGCTCAGGCGTGCCCTCCTCAACATTTACAGCAAGGACTTCCACCCGGCCACGGATATTGAGGTCAACCTGTTCGGCGAGATATGGGCGAAGATGAACGAAGCGGCCCGGAAAGGGTTCAGGAAATCGAAAGCCGCAGACCCGGACGATGATTTCAGGGATGCCATACTTCGGAACAATGCCGTGTTCTCGGCATTCAAGGTACACCGGATGCAGAACGACATGGCACGTCTGCTGCTGGATTCGGACGGCAATCTAAAACCGTTCGAACAGTGGCGGAAAGAGGTTATGCCCATCGCATCCCACCAGGTGGGCACATGGTTGCGCACGGAATACGACACGGCGGTTATACGCGCCCACCAGGCGGCCGACTGGCGGCAGTTCGAGCGCGAGAAAGACATCCTGCCCAACTTGCGCTGGATGCCATCCACGTCCGTACATCCGGGTGCAGACCACAAGAGGTTCTGGGGAACAGTCCGCCCGATCGATGACTCCTTCTGGAGTGAGCACCGCCCAGGCGATAGGTGGAACTGCAAGTGCGGGCTGTCCTCGACGGATGACCCGGTAACATCGGTGCCGGATGCCACACCACAGGACAAGCCACAGCCCGGACTTGAAAACAATCCGGGTAAGGATGCCCAACTCTTTTCCGACAAGCATCCCTACCAGGCTGAAGCACACAAGGGAGCAAGGAAGGCTGTCGATAAGTTGACGGCACGCATTGATGAAATGATAGCAGAAATGCCGGACAATCTTACCGGCGAGGAAAAAATGGCCATCGCCAGGAATAATCTCGAGATTGAAAAGGCTCTCAAAATCACAAAAGGGAAGCCGATGGATGTGGATAAAGCCGACAAGCAAAATGCCAATCCGAAATTCACAGAAAAATTCATTCCTGACCCCAAAGGTGCTTACATGGACAGAAGGACGAAGGAGAGATTCAGCCTTAATCCCAATTACAATGAGCAATATAGCGTAAACTGCCAGACCTGCGCACCGGCCTATGCACTGCGGTTAAGAGGATTCGGTGTTACGGCGAAGGGGAAAACGCCCGGCTCAAAACTCGAATACTTGAGTAACGGACATGCTTTCGAGGTTTGGAAAAACATTGACGGAACACCAGCCAGTCATACCAGCATAAATGACTGGCTTTCAGATAAAGGATACAAAAAAATGACTTCAAAAAGATATATGGAGTTTTTTAATGAAGTCTGCAAGGATGAAGGAGTTTATGAGTTGAGTATCGGGTGGAAAAGCGGAGGTGGTCATGCAACCATTCTGCAACGGTTCAAAAACGGAGAACTCAAATATATAGAACCCCAGAAAGACAATTCGAAGGGATCAAAGGACGAGTGGAAAGATGTCAAATACTTATGTGACAACGGGGCTTCAAGCTCACACAGATGTAGGGGGATAATGAGAATAGACAACAAGCTATTCGACATCTCCTTCGTCAGTATCTTTGATAAATAAGTTGATAGTATCCAATGCTTCAAATCCGGTAATGGTGAAGACTGAGCCGTTTTCATATTGGAATACGAATGGGAAACCCGTACATGAATCTTCCGGGAACTTGAACACATAATAATCCGCTCCTTCATAGTTACCAAGGTACTCGAAGGAATCGCCGTATTGCTCAATAAGCTGACGGGCCTCGTTCTTTACTTGTTCCGGTATATTCATAACGCATAACAGGCATAAATGTATGCCTCGGTTGCAAAGTTACAAATTATTCTTGAATTACTGTTGATTATGGACATAAAAGATTTCGCGAAACTGATAGAGCGTAAACGCAAGGAACTGGATACGGCCATGCGGCGCAGGATGCCGGTCATAGCCGGGCGTATGGCCAAAGACCATTTCCAGGACAACTTCCGGCAGGGAGGGTTCGTCAACGGAGGACTGCACCCGTGGCCGAAAGCAAGGAGGCTGTCATCGGGTGGCACTGATGCCGCCAGCAAGTACGGCACGCTGCTTTCCGGACGCAACCACCTTTTCAGCTCCATCAAGTACATGCCATCCGACTACCGGGTCACCGTCGCCAACGAACTTGTATATGCCCCTATACACAACTGGGGCGGTATGGTATCCGTGAACGTGACAGACCGCATGAGGCGCTTTGCCTGGGCGAAGTTCTACAAGGCTTCAGGACGTGCAAGAAAAGCCGCCACAGGGCAAAAGAAAGGCCGAAAAGCGGGTAAAAAACAGCAAGCGGGTAAAAAACAGCAAGCGGCCAACCCGCAGGCTTCATTCTGGAAAGGGCTTGCGCTCACCAAAAAAAAGAAGCTGGCCATACATATCCCGCAAAGGCAGTTCCTGGGCGAAAGCAAGGAGCTGACCACAAAAATAAATGAGAGAATCGAAAAGGAAATCAGGAACATCTTAAACTCATAAAATTATGGAAGAGATTTTTATTGCCATCATGGAGCAGATCGCCCGTGAAATGCCGGAACTGTCACTCATCGACGAGGACTACGGCCAACTGGAAATGGGAGCGGAAGAAGACCACTATCCGGTCACGTTCCCCTGCGTGTTAATAGGGAACACGGATTCAAACTGGCAAGACCTCGGCTACGGGGCACAGAACAGCGAATCGCTCATCACCATCCGCCTTGCCATTGACTGTTACCATGACACCAGTTATGCCTCCGGCACCTACGACAAGGCCCGTGAACGCCAGCAAATGGCGAACAAGCTGTATAAAGCGCTGCAATGTCTGGAATGTTCAGAGAACGCATCGCCGCTTGTCAGGGAGAAAAGCCGCGACTATGCGTTGCCTGGTTATATCAAGGTCTTTGAAACCACCTTCTCGTTCACGCTGCATGACGAGTCGGCGATGGAATCATAGGACTGGGAACAGTTCAAGCTGGGCAGCCGTCAGCCGTGGCACCTTCACCTTGGGCAGGGGCTTGATGTTCCTGTCCTTCCCTTCACGGGACATGCGCCGGATGATGGCCATGATGCGCTCCTCTGATATGAAGAACTCGCGCTCCGACAATACGCGCAGCGCATCGTCGAAACGCAACCGCTGTACCTCTGTCCAATAGTAGTAACGTCGGCACAACGCTGCGTCACGTAGTTTTATCAGTTCTTTATCCCGGCCTTTTCCCATGACATAATTTCTTAATACAAAGATAGTTGATTTCGGACTATTTTATACACAAAAGCGCCGCAAATATGCAATTTGCGACGCTTCCCGTTTAAGAGGTCAACGGTTTTTCCCTACAGACGGCAGAAACTCGGCTCTATCCGCGTCCACACGCCGTTTTCAGGGTTGCGCTGGGAGAAGTAGTAGTTGGTGGCGTTCCGCTGCACCACGTTGGCCTCCTTGAACAGCCGCATGATGTCGGCATACTCCTCGTCGAACTTATCCTCCAGCTCATAGAGCTTGGAGATGCTCTTGTAGTCCAGATCACCCATCTTGTTGCGCTCCAGCAGCGTCATCGCCATCTGGTACATCGGATCGTCGGCCCCTTTCTCGCTGTTTTGCATGTAGCGTTTCAGGTAGTCGATCAAGCGTTCGGCAGCCATGTCGGCACGCTCGTCGAAACCTTTCACCTTGTTGCTTTTCACCTCCAACCGGAAATCACCGTCGGTGATGGTGTAGCTGCGCTGGTCATCACTCTTCACCTGCCCGTACTCCTTCATGACGGCCGTGAACCCTTCGGTTTCTTTCTCCAGCCAATCGCGGAAGCCTTTCACGTCGGTCACGAGTTCGGTCACCTTGGCTTTCACCTCGTGCATGAACTCGCCGCGCAGGGCTTCGTATGTTTCGCGGCGGGCAATGCGGTCGTCCTTCTCTTCCTGCTGCAGCTGTGCCAGCAGGGCAGCCCTTTGTTCCTTGGTCATGGACTTTACGTCCACATTCTGAATGTTCTGTTCCATTATCTTTGTTTTTTTAGGGTTAATCACTGATAAACTTGTCACTTTCCAACAATGCGGCAAATGCTCTGTCACGCTCGGCTTTCGTCCTGTATTTCTCAAAGGTCTTCCAGCCTCCGTTGGTTCCCGTGCTGATTTTTATCCTTGGTTCCGGATAATCGTCCTTGCGGACAATGGTGAATCCAGCCTTTTTCAGCTTGTTCTGGTCATTGATGTTCATTGCCCGTCCTCCTCGTAATCCTGCATTTCCGGTTCCGGCGATGCGGATAAAATCTCATGCCTTCCGTATGCCCAGTCGGCCAACTCGCCGAAGAACTCGGCCTGTTCGTCCCATTCGTACCCCTCGGTGGCTTCCGTCGTCTGTCGCTGCACGAGTTTCAATGTCTGTCTTAGTTCCTGTTTCATATTATCACTTTTTATCGGTTTCTCTTTTACGCCTGATGGCACGCAGTTTCTTCAGCAGCAGGTACAACTCGTTCCCGTCCAGTTCCCGAAACACCTTTCCAGCAATCCGTTTGTCCTGGCAGAACTCATCAACCTTATTCCAGTCTGCCGTATCGATGCCGAGCAGCTGCATCTGGTGAAGCACCGCGCTCCGCTTTTGCCTCATTTCCCGACGGTACCTCTCGCGCCGTTCGTCATATCCGGCCACACGCTGCATCTCGTCGCACATGGAGCGGTATTCGCGTTCATCCATGAGGTGCAGGTGCGACGTGCGCCCATGCGTGAACTGGTAGACCAGCGTTTCCTTGTCCGCTCCTGGCAGTTTGCCCAGCAAGGCGTAGAATCTCGCATAATTACGCTCTGCTTCCATGCCTCAAACGTTTAGCGTGACTTCAAACAATACCTTTATGCCGCAAGAACTGGCCACGTCAAGCTCCAGTTTCGCCCCTTTGCTCAGTTCCCAATCCTTCAGCATGTAGATATAATCGCATCCGAGCAGCAGGGCGATGTCAGCCCTCATGTGCTCCCTCCAGTGCGCTTCTTCCGACAGGCCGTTCTTGAACGGGTTGACCGGGTCGAAGCCCATACGTTTCAATACTTTCTCCGCATCGGCAAACGCAGCCTTGCGCTCGCCGAGGTCATAGTGCGCTATGGCACCGCTGATGTAAACCTTCTTATTCATTCTCCTTTGATTTTTGGTATTCCAGATGCCTTCTGTAACGTTCGGGCACCACCACCTCATAATTGCACTGGCGGCAGCACTCCCCGCTTTCTTTTACCGGGTATGGATTGTAGCCATGTCCGGTAAACCTCATGCCGCAGATGCAGCAGGTCTTTTCTTCGTCTTTTTGTTCCATAG